TCGCGGAGGTCGCGCTGCGCCTTCGCCTTCTCCTGGCCCCGCAGGTCGAGCGGGTCATAGTTGCTCACGATGCCATCCTACCAAATGCGATGTTTCGCATTGCGAAGATCAGCCGCCGTACAGCATCGTCGCCGCCGCGCCGAAGTTGCCGGCGCCGCCGATCTCCATGTCGGTGATCTGGAACTCGACCTTCTTCTCGGTTCCGCCGGCGGTCTGCTCCGCGCCCGCCGACTTGACATAGGCACGGGCCGTGATCGTCACGACGCTGCCGATGGACGGCGGCGCGGTGATACGCAGCTTCTCGAGTTCATCCGACTCCAGCTCGAGGCAAAGCCCCTCCGGGTACATCGGCTCGTCCATCTCGACCTGACCCGGCATCTCCTCGCGCTCTGGTTCGCGCTTCATCGAAATCATCGCCATGTGGTTTCCTTTCAGACTTCGACGGCTGACGGAGATCCGTAGCCGCTGAACATGTTCATCACGTCGGTCAGGGCGTTGTTGCCGCCGGTCGGCGCCTGCGCCATGTTCTTGACGGTCTGCGACTGCTGCTGCATCGCGGCCGCCTGCTCCTTGGTCGCCATCGCCTGGTTGCGCGTCTGGCGCACCAGCGCGACCTCCTTGTCGGCGACGATGAGCGACGGGTCCACGCCGAGCATGTCCGCGTAGATGTCGGCCCACTGGTCGGCATCGAACTTGTCGAGGATGTCGGGCTTCATCTGCGCGATGGCGCCGAGGTTGCCGACGAACCTGTCAACGGCGTTCGTCCCGATGGCGCGCTGCGCCTGCGCCAGCATTGACACGAACTCGACGTTCAGGTCCATGCCCTGCAGTTCCTCGGGCGCGGGCGGCAGCACCCCTGACTGGATCATGCGGTTGAAGGTGATGTCAATGAGCGGGTCGAGCAGCTCGTTGTGCAGGCGCTCGAGGACCGGGCCGAGCATCAGGAGCTTCTCCTCGTGGCGCTCGGCGACCTCTGTGGCGGTCATGCGCGTGTTGGGCGCGGTCGCCAGCATCAGGAACAGGTCGGCGTAGAACGCGCCGCTGACGCGGCCGCGGCAGTCCTGTATGTCCTGCAGCAGGTAGTCGAGCCGCAGGTTGACGTCGAAGGCGCTGCGGATGCCGTTGCCGGCCGGATCGACGTAGGTGATCCCGCCCGGGAGCGAATCGACGTCCCGGTTCTTCATCGAGGTCGGCACCTGCAGCGGCGGCTTCGTCTGGTAGTCGATGGCCTGCGCCTTGCGGAGCTGCTCGTGCTGGAGCTGCTTGACGTCGCCGAGCGCCTCCATGCCGGGGCTGTTCCCGTAGATGTCGCCGCCGACCACCGACCAGCGCGGGCAGAGCGCGGGGAAGTACATGAAACCGCTCTCGCGCAGGAACTTGTCCTGCTCGCCGCCGACCTCGAAGTACCACGACCCGTAGGGCATGTTCCTGTCATCGCGCTTCGTGATGTCGCGGTCCATGCGCGGCTCAATGGCATGCACGACCGGAACCCACGTGTCGAGCGTGCCTGTCTCGTACATGTTCCGCACGGACGTCGAGCAGTTCTCGAGGCCGAACTCCTTGACGAGCTGCGACACGGTCATGTCGAACTCGCGGTACAACGTGCAGACGCGGCCCTGCGCGTCGGTCGAGATGCAGTACTCGCCGGCCGTGAGCGGATAGTGGTGGATGACCTGGTCGAAGTCGGGAAGCACGATGCTCGAGGCCGTCCCGAACGCGCCGAGTTCCTCGTACATCAGGTGCAGGGAGCGGTAGGTGTTCGACTTCTGGAACACTCGCTGCATGCGCTTGGTGACGTCATCGAGCCAGAGCTTGACGGGCTGGTACGAGTTCAGCTCGGGGTCGGGCGTGGCGAGGCGGAACCACTGCCGTGCGGGTGACGTGGCACCTGACATCAGGCCGGCGCCGAGCGTGCGGAGCGCCCGCGTCCCGGTGTTGTCGTAGATGTTGTTGTGCCGGCGATAGCCGCGGTTGCGGTCCTCGCGGAAGTAGCGGCCGTTGCGCGGGAGGAGGTAGGAGGTGATCTCCTGCCAGTGCGCCATCCACGATGCGCGCTCGCTCTTGAGCTGACCCCAGCGCGTGAACAGGCGATCCCTCGTGGGAGCGTCCGGGTAGGAACGGTTGTCGCCTGTGTATTCGCTCATGTCAGCCCCCGAGGAGGGTGGATCGTCCGAGCTGCAGGTCGGCGGGGTTCACGCCCATCGGCCCGGTGAGCATGGTGCTGGACGGGCCGCCTGCGGCCTCCTGCGCGCTCGCCATGATGGCCTGCACGTTCGGCTCGCGGCGCTGTGCGCCTGCGATGGCCTGCTCGCTGCGGCGCTGCTGCATGGCGGCCTGCGCGACCTGCTGCTGCTGCGCTGCGGCCTGCTGCCGCATGGCCTCGCTCTGGGCCTTCTTGCCAGCCTCGCCGCTCGAGATCGTGTACCCGAGTCCGGCGCCGGTGGCCGCGAGTCCCGCCGTGGCAAGCGCACCAACAGTCCCTGCCGCTGCCGCCGATGCACCGAGAGCGGTGCCGAGTGCTGCGAAGAATGGCATCTAGCCTCCCTTTACGTAGGTCATCTCGCTCGGCTCGTACCCGAGCTTTCGCAGCATCCTACCAACCTGCTCCCCGTTCTCCGCGACGAGTTGCGACATCGCGACCACGTGCGCGCCTTGCTCGTGCGCCCACTCCTCGTATGCGCGCACCAACCGGATCGCCGCGCTCGAGCCGCGGGCCTCCTCGTCAACCCACCACGCCAGTTCGTGCGCGACCAGGATGTGCGGCGCGAACCACATCGGCGCGACCGCGCAGGCAAGCATCCCCACCGTCCTGCCGTCGATCTCGGCGAGGAACCACGCGCCGACCTGCAGGAACGCAGCCACGCCGGCGCGGAGCTGCTCACGGTCGGCCGTCACGTACTTGCCGTGCGGGCCGAAGGCGATGAACCGCTGGCCCATGTCAACGATTGCGTCCAGGTCATCGACGGTCGCCCTGCGAATTGACATCAGACTTCCTCGTATGGGTCGTAGTCGCGCTGGCGCGGCGACAGTCGCTCGCGCACCTCGCGTGGCAATTGCTTGGCAACGGGATACGCGAACGTCAACGCAAGGGCATCGGCGATGTCCGGGCTGCCGCCGCCCTGCAGCCGCTTCTTGATGTCATCCTTCGACTCAAGGCACCGCCGGCCGACCGCGTCGTACCAGTAGGTTGGCGTTGACAGTTCAGCCGTCAGGTCGGTGCGGTCGGGGAGGCAGCCGCCCATGTCGAGCCATTCCTTGACGCTCCACCACATTTCCGTCCGCTTGTTGACGAACAGGTTCGGGTTCGTGGCCTTGCCGCCGAACGGCACCTCGATCACGTCGTAGCCGAGCTGGCGCAGTCGGTCGATGACGCCGGCGCCCGCGCCGCTGTCAATGAACACGGCGTCCGGGTCGCGGTCCTCGATGACGTTGGCGACGGCCGAGGCCAGGGTCATGTTGTCGATCCCGGTGAACACCTGCGGCGGCTCCATCCTCAGCCCCTGCCGCAGCACGATGACGCTGCGGTCATCGCCGAACCGGGCCGGGTCCACGCCGACCACGAGCGGGGATTCGATGACGTCGCCGTCCGCGATCTTGCGCTCGGCGGCGGCCGTGGCATCGCTCAAACTGATGAGCTGGTCCTCGCCGGCGGCGGCGAAGTCGCACAGATACTCTCGAGCGAATGCCTGCTCGGGCATGTCGCGCTTGAGGCGGGCGACCTCGTCCTCGTCCAGGGCGTCCGTGTCGTGGACGGTGTATCGCGCCGCCCACCAGTCAGGGAGGCTCGAGGCGCGGTAGAACAGCTCGCTGAACAGGTTCAGGCCGTTGGGCGTCCCGATGAACATGGCCCAGCCGCGGCGGTCGGACAGGGCCGGCTGCAGGATGTCCTGCCAGACCTCGGGCTTGATCTGGGCGACCTCGTCAATGACGCACCCGTCGAGGCGAACGCCGCGCAGGGCGTCCGGGTTGTCGCCGCCGAACAGGCGGATGGTCGCCTTGTTGTGCTTGAACGTGACGGACAGGTCTGCCTCGTTGATGTCAACGGCGGCAGTACGCAGGAACGGGTCGAGCTTCTGTTTCAGGCGCGCCCAGGCGATGGCCTTGGCCTGCTTGAGCAAGGGGGCCACGTAGACGAACAGGCCGAGCGGCTCCTTGAACCTCGCCGTCTGGTGGAGCAGTTCCATGAGCGCCAGCTCGGTCTTGCCGGCACGGCGGTGCAGGGCGAGGACAGTGAACCGCTTGCGCTCGAGGTGGCATCGCCGCTGCCATGGCCGCGGCTCGTATCCGATCCGAACGGTTTCAGTCCGCATGCGGGACGCCGGTGATGACGTTCAGGATCACGCCGCCCTCGTGGGCGACGGCCTGCCTGTCACCGTACTTCTTGGGGTTCCACTTCGCGAGGAGCTTGAGGATGGTGTCAACCTGCAGCCTGCGCTGCGTGACCTCGACCTGGTCTTGGCACGGATCGAACGCAATCCGCAGGCACTTGTCGGCGAGTTCGTCGTAGCCTTCCTCGCGGGCGCGTGCGATGCGTAGGGAAAGTCCCTCGTCCCGGTCCATCCAGTCGTACACCGTAGTGAAGTGCGGCTTGCCCGGAAGTCTGCACCACTCTCGCATGGGCTTGCCTTCCGAAATCCACGCAACGAGTTCATTCACAAGTGCTTGCGTCATTTCCGGCGGCCGCCCAAACTTGCGCTTCACTTCTTTCGGCGCTTCGCTGCCTTTGCCTTGTCGGCGCGGACGAACTTCTTGGCTACCGACATGGGTACTCCGACCTTTGCGGCGAACGAGCGGCTGTGAGCTGCTGCCTGCATGAGGCGCTTCTGCGCCGGCGACTTGCTTGGCATCACGGTTCCTTCGGGGTGAGGGTGAGGTTGAATCCTGCTGCATGTGCGATCTTCAGGATGGAGTCGAATGCGGGCTTTCGGCGCCCGATGACGGTACCGGGCGAACCGAGCAGGCTCTTGACGGTGTGGGCGCGGAGGATTCCCTTGCTGTCCATGTCGTTGGCGAGCGCGGAGCGCGTGCTTCCGCGGCTGGCGACTGCTTCGGTGATGGCGCGCTTGAAATCGTCGTAGCAACGAATCTGCATACGGCCGAGCATATCACTTGGAATTGACGATCTCGCCGAAATCTTCGGAGGTTGCTGCCCAGCAGATGCGCGGGGTGCCTGGTCCGAGGTAGTTGAGTTCGATGCGGTCGGTGACGAACGCGAGTGCTTCGGCGTGCGAGAGGTGTTCCTGGTCGCGGATGCGGGCTGCGATCATGTCGCCGGAGTACAGCGCAACGGGGATTCCCTCCTCGTTGGGGAGCGGGTAGACCTTGCCGAGGAGGCAATCGTCAAGTCCCGCGAGGAGGATTGGCATGCACTTTTTCCGCCGTGCCATGCGTGGAAGTCTACAGAGGCAGACCCCGCGAACATGATTTGCTCACGGGGTCTGCGAATGTTGCGGAGGTTGTCGGTCAGGCGGGTTCGCGCTCGGGGTCGGGCGGGTTGTGCTGGGTCTGCGAGATCACCCAATTCCTGAAATCGTCGTAGTGCCGGCGCAGGCTTCGGCTTTCGCTTGCCCACTCCTGGGTGTCGTAGTCTTCGACCTTGTTGTGCATGTCCTCGATGAGCCTCTCCGCTGACTGCCGTGCTTCGCCGACGTGTTCGTGCTGCTGGACGGCGAGGACAATCCTGAACTGCGGCGTGCCTTTGGCGTCAACGCCGTGCCACCACCACCATTCGTCATCCTCGGGGTCCATCAGCTCGAGGTGCGGTGCCATGCGCTCGGGCAGCACCTCGACGCGGGCGCCGAACTCGAGCGTGTCGCACTCGATTGCGCCCATGCGCGAGTTCCAGCGGAAGGCGACGGTCCCGGGCCACTTCAGGTTCCACGTGTCAATCAGCAGCTCTGGCGTGATTCTGTTCCCGTGGCACAGGCCGAAGTTAATGCGTGATGACAGGACGGAAGCGTTGTCATCGCACCACTTCTCAAAGCCAGGGACGTCGAGCGTCATCGTGCTGTCGTGTTGGTCGCGCCATGCAATCACGTACCACATGTCAATCTCCTTGGTGATGTTTCAGATCGGCGGCACCTCGCCGCCTTGGCGTGGATCGTATACGCCCTCGTAGGCGCGGTCAAGGGTTCTGCCGGCACCATTCGACCATGAGCGCGATGATGCGCCGCTGCGTGACGTGCAGGCCCATCCGCTCCTGCGCGGCGGCGATCTCGTGCGGGCTAGCCGTGGCGAGGATGCGCTCGGCGTCTGCCTCCCATTCGGCGAGTTCGTGGGCCGGCGGCGGCTGGCAGTCGAGGTGTTCGCGGCGCGTGCGCTGCACCTCGTTGATGCCCTCGCTGCTGGCGTTGTTGGCCGAAGTCACCTTGCAGTACGCCTTGTGGATGCTCGAGAGGTCCGGCACCTTGTCTCGCTCGAGGCGGTGCTGCTCGATGCAGTCGCGCAGCTTGTCCTGGTGCAGCTGTCCCCAGCGCCGGTTCAGGAGGTTGGCCTCGGCCTGGGACGGCTTCCATCCCGGCCAGAGTTCGACCATGAGTTTCTTGTTGTCAATCCATGAGATGGCGTCCATGTTCGTCCTCGTCAGAATGGCGTGTAGGTTGGGTTGGATCGGTTCTCTTCAAGTTCCTTCAGCCTTCGCCGCCGCCCCCCCTTCCGTGAAGGGGGGGCTATGGGGGGATCTATATGTGAATGTGGATGTGGATACGGACGGTCACCGCTACGGTCACCGTCACGGTCACCGTCACGCTGACCGTGCTTTCGCTTCGCATTTGTGGCCTCAGCGGCCATCTGGCGCGCCTTACGCACCTTCTCGGTCTTTGCGCGCTCACGTTCCATGCGCGGATGCACCCATGCTTGCACACGGTCACCGTCACGGTCACCGTGCGGAACGAGTCGCGCACGGATCTGCGACCACGCCTCTGGTGTCATCCCTCCCGTGATTCTCTGTAACTCGTTGTTGTCACTCGGGATGCATCCGTTTATCCACGCATAGCACAGCAGTCGCGTGTAGGCGCCGACCACCTCAGGCGCCATCGACATGGTGCTGGCGATGAAATCCGGCACGTACAGGGGAAACCATGGCAGGTCCGTTGCCATCGTGAACTCCAACAGACCGGGGCGGGACAGGGAGCGGCTGCAAGCAACCTATCCCGCCCTCGGTCATTGAGATGTCGAGCAGTTGCAGCCGCTCTGCGCGCAGTATATCATCTCCTCGTCGGTTGTGTCGCCGGGATGCCCCAGGCTTGTTGCCTGTTCGGCGCCGCGACTGACAACGGGAAGCCACGGACGGCTCCCGAACTTTGCCCCCGGAACGCGCCCCGCGTTGATCTCACGATCCGCGGGGCGTTTCTTTCGTCGTTGTCCGACCCGAAACGACCTTGTCCGACCTTGTCCGCCCCGGCTCGTATGTGAGCGAATCCGCCACACTTGTGACGATGTGTAGTACTTCCGCTCCAACGACCGACATTCCGTAGCAGTACCCTCCCCGTATGCGCGTCACGCTCGTGGATACCGAGGTACGGATATGCAAGTGGTTGGCCGCGCAGCGGTTTGCGGTTGCCCGCCGTTCCGGCGTGAGCGACAGGCAGATGGGGCCGCAGTCGAGCGAGCAGACCGACCTTGACGGGATCGCCGGCGAGTTCGCGTTCTGCAAGGCCATGAACCTCTGGCCCGACATGACCATCGGCGCACGAAGCGGGGGTCACGATGCCGCGTTCGGAGCAACGTCCATCGACGTCAAGACCACGCGGCACGCAAGCGGGCATCTGCTCGCTACCACCAAGAAATCGGACACCGCCAGCGACGTGTATGTCCTCGTCATCGGGACGATCCCGGAGTTCCGCGTGGTGGGCTGGGCATCAGCGGCGATGCTGTTCCACGAGGACAACCTCAGCGACTTCGGGCATGGCCTTGGATACGCTCTGCCGCAATACAGGCTGCGGCCGCTCCATGAGCTGCGGGACAGCGCACGAACTTAGTCGTGCCTGCCCCTGGCGGTAGGTTGCTCTTTACCCCAATGGCTGCGCCGGCGGGCGGCGTACCTCGCGGCCTTCAGGCCCGCCCCATGCAGGGAATCGGCTCCGACCCCTCAGCCCCGCATCTCCGCGTCCGTAGGATACTGCCACGATGCCGCGCCACGCCAATCTTCCGCACCACCTCTACATCCATGTCAACAACGCCGCGCTCGGGCCGAAGATGCCGGAAGGCACGACGCGAGCCATCTGGCATGCCGTCTACTGCCGGCCTGGGCAGATCGTGATGGCGCACGTCCTGCTCGAGACAGGCGCGGAGTGGTGCGGCGTTCCCCTGCACATGATCGCGTCAGGCCCGGATGCGTTCCGCGTCAAGCAGCTCAGCGGCCCGGAGGCTCCCGGCGACCTCCAGCCCTGGGGCGCGATGGGCGACCACGTCGAGGCCGTCCACCTCGAGTACCTCGAGGGAATGATGGCGATGGGAAGCGGCAAGGGACCGGGCTTCTGCGGCAACCACACGGGGATCGTCATCGACTGGTCGGACGGCTTCTCGCGCTACCCGCAGGAACACAAGCCGCTCAACCTCATCGAGCGCAGCGACGGGAAGTACCTGCTGTATCCAAACAACTACATCCGCCTGCTGGACAAGCACTTCACGAACTGGAAGAAGGACGATCAGCTCCAGCACTACCGCCGCGGCGACCGCGTGTTCTGGGAGATGTAAGTTTATCTTCCACCTTTTTCTTACGGCGTTCGCCTGTAGCCCAAGCGCCACAGCAGGCGCGAGATGTCGCGGGCGGTCGCGTCCACGGCGGCCTCGTCAAGCTCCGGGCGGGCGCAGTGCAGCGCCTCGTGGACGATGGTGTCGAGCGTGTCCTGCTCGCCTTGCCATGTACCGATGCGGATGATCCGGCCCTCGGCGTGGCCGGGATCGACCATGCTGCCGTAGTCCTTCAGGTTCCCCGAGAACCGCAGCGTCCAATACTTGCCGCCGATGCGGACGCGCACGGCATCACTTGAACCCGCGGCGCATGGCCGCGTAGGAGGCGGCGCTCACGGTGGACCTGCTCTTCGACCGACTGGTTCCGGCCTTGCGCCGTGCGTTGATGTTCGCGTACAGGCCGCGTGCCTTCTTCTTCGCCATGTTGGTCATCCTCTCGAGGTCTTGCCGCTGCACTTCCACTTCGCACGCGAAAGCCGCAGCGGGCTGTTCGGGTTTCGCGCCGCCGCAGGGTGCGACTTCATCTGCGCGAAGCTGCGGGCGCAGTAAGCGTCACCCTTCGCGGTCCCGGGCTTGATGCGGTCGCCGCCGCCCTTGGCCTTGCCTGCCTGACCGTAGGACACGGTGTTCGACCGCCCGGTCTTGGGGTTGCGGACCACCTTCACGAATCGCTTGCCCTTTGCTGGTGTCGGCATCATGTGTCCTTCCTAGACGGCCAGTTACTGCGCCTCGCGCACCTCGTATCGTAGTTCCCGCGTGCGGTTGCCGTTGAGCCGCAGGTTCTCCATGTAGAACCGCAGCCACAGCGCACCCTTCGGCTTGGGCGGCATGCCCTTCTCGACGGCCCACCCGTTCTGCTCGCTGAACTCGTCCTTGTACCCGGGCGAACGGATGTGCATGACCCTGTCCAGGTACGGCCTCCCGTGCGGGGAAAGCCGTGCGCGCTGGATCGGCATGATCCATTCGTCGTGCGTGTGGCCCGTCCAGATGATGTCGGCATCCGGCAGGTAGACGGCCATTCGCGAGGTCTGGATGGTTCCCCTCGTGACAGGACCGCCGCCGCCGTAGCCGTGGTGCATGTACATCACGACGCTGCCTGCCGCGAGCTGCCGGCGCTCCTTGCAACGGACCACGAACCGCACCCAGTTGGCGTATTTGCCCGCATACGCTTGGCAGTCTGCGGGCCTGCGGTGGCGCAGCGCCTCCACGAGCCGCTCGTTCATGTCCGACTCGTGGCGCTTGCGAATGGAATTTTCATGATTGCCGGGCGCGAACAAGAGCGCCATGTCGGCATGTGGCGCCACGTAATCGGCGGTCGTGCTGATGACGGAATCGAGATAGCGACCCTGCTGATGCTCCGGCCGGCATGCCGAGGTGTCGGACCTCAAATCGTATTTTCCCTGCATGCAGCAGAGGAAATCCCCATTACTTAGCCACCGCCCTCCGCGCTCGCGGCATTGCCGCATGTGTCGGTCGAACATCGACCTATCCGCGTGCGCGTTGTCGATGTGAGCGTCGGACACCAGCAGGAAGTACTGCTCCCACCCGGCGGTTGGCACGTTTGAATCACCGTCCTCGGTCATCTCGACCGTGAACGATCCTGGCTGGTGTTGCGTGATTGCGACAGCCACTCGGCCGCAGCGTAGCCCCGCTCCTGCACTTAGAAGAATGTGACAGAAATGTTGCAGATTTTCTAACGATCCTGCATTGACAGGACGATATACGCATCTGTACCCTGCTCCCGCCGACGCAGGCGCGTTGCCGAGATCGGCGAAGCACTCGAGGAGATCACCATGAAAGTCCGCGCAACACTGGGCCAGATCATGCTGCACCACCCGCAGGTCGCGAAGCGATACGAGAACGGCGACGTCATGCTCGCCGCCGCCCGCGAACTCGGGGATTCGGTTTCGTTCCGCCTCATCACCGCGACCCGCCGGCTCGCTGAGATCGACCGCGACAACGAGGCCGAGTTCGACGCTGCCGCGCTCGACCTGATGGACGCCGAGGCCGAGTTCCTCCGCACGCACGAGAACACGGAGGTGGCGCTGTGACCCGCTCCGACACCGACACCGGGCTGCGGAGGCTGTACTACCTGCTGTCCGTCCTTCACGCTGGCGGCAGCCCCAAGCGCGGCGACCTCGCCCGAAAGTGGAACGTCACCCCCCGCGCCGTCAGCCACCTCATCGCCGCAGCGCACGACCGCTACGCGGTCATCCTCGCCGACACCGGCGACGGGTACGAGATCATCAGCCCAGGCGTGTTCGACCTCGAGCGGGTCAAGGAGGTCGCATGAACCTCTTCGATGCCAACGAGGCCGAGCGCAGGAAGCGGATCGGGATGATGCTGGCGGCTGACGGGAAGGTCCACCTGCTTGACAGCGCACGCGGGTTCGCGGCGGCCATCGCCACCGTCAAGGGCGAGGTGACCAGCGATGACGTTGCGGCCATCATGGCCGTGAACGGCCTGGACTACGCTGAACTCGGCAACGCCGCCGGCAGCGTGTTCGACGGCCGATTCGCATGGACTGGCCGAGTCGTGCCGAGCGCCCGTCCTTCCTCGCACGGGCGGCTGATCCGCGTCTGGAGCCTCGCATGAATGTCAACGTGAACGTCGAGGTGGCCGTGATGAGCGACCTGTTCAAGGATGAGGCCATTGCCGAGTACGTGTCGAGCAACGACATCATCGCGGTGTTCGAGGCGCGGTGGGAGCGCGACCACTACGAGCAGCACCATTACCACGGCTCACAGCAGCACTGGTACTGGGAGCTGAAGGACACCGTGCTGCTCGAGCTGCGGCTCAACGGCACGGTCCTGAAGCTCGACGCCGAGGTGCCGAACGACTTCCCCATGTCGGAGGTGCTTGCCGCGATGATGCGGCGCGAGGTCCGCAACGAGATCGAACTCGTCGGCCCGAAGGCACGGAGGATCACGCAATGAGATACCTGTCCGTGTGCAGCGGCACGAACGAAGGAGGCGCGTGATGGGCAACCTGGCAGTCACGCTCTCGAGCAGGCATACCGTGGTGCTGGTCGAGCCGAGCGGCCGGCGCATCGCGGTCATCATGCCAAACGACAAGACCACCGGGAAGGTGCAGCTCGTGCTGCGCGTCGATCCCGAGATCAGGGTGATACGAGAGAAGAAGGAGCCGACGAAATGAGCGAAACGCAGCGCATCCGCCTGAGCGCGGAAACGGCCGAAACCATCCGCAAGCGAGTGGCTGCCGGTGAGCGCCAGTGCGACGTTGCACGCGACCACGGCATCAGCGCCGCGACCGTGTGCCGCATCGTCAACGGCTCGAGGCACGCGCAGCCGCAACAAACGCAAGAACAGGACGCGAGCAATGGATGACGATGACATCGTCCCTCGCCTGCGTCTTTGGGCCGAGGGCGTTCAGAACCAAAAGGCCGTCGTGCTGGCGGTTGCGATCACCGAAGCCGCCGACGAGATCGAACGGCTGCGTAAGGAGCGCGACGAGGCGAGGCGTATGTATTGCGGACGGGTATCCCGCGATGTGCCGCTTGATGCGTTTGATATTGCGAAGAACCACGGTTGGGATTGCTTTCCACAGGAGGACGAGCCATGCCAGTAGGCGGCAGATACAAGAACACGAAATACGGACACAACGCATCGGGCGACGATGTGTTCTTCATCCTCATCCCGATCTTCGCGGTCGTCCTGCTCATTGCAATGATCGGGGAGACTCGGAGAGCCAAGAGCAGCACGAACCACAACACCACACAGAAGGAGACTCGCCATGTTCAGTAACACCTGCGCCATGACACTCGCACAGAAGTCCGACCGCATCCTCGCCCAGACGCGAGGATTGAGCGGAGCGACACCGAACGCCACGCAACTCATCGAAGAACTGCGGTGGGCGTTGGAGGAGAACAGGAAGGAAGTCGAACGCCTCCGCGCTGAGCGCGACGAGGCGAGGCGGGAGGTGTGCAGCATGAACGAAACCGGATTTCGTATGAACGAGAGTGACAAGAAGCGCGAAGCCAAGCGGCGCGGATGGGACTGCTTCAAGGAGAACACCGATGACTGACCCAGGCGACGAACACCATGACATCGTTGAACGCCTTGCCATCCGTTGGCAAGGCATGGGCGACATGGCGAACGCCGAGCGCGCCGAGGCACGCGCCGAGATCCTGCGCCTGCGCTCCGAGCTTGCGCTCTGCAGGCGCGTGCTGCCCGACCGCATATCCAAATTGCTTTACGAGGGCGAGGGCTGAACCATGCCAGGACGAGGGGAATGGGACGAGGATGTCGTTGACCGAACCAAGGCAAGCGGCACCACCGACCCGCTCACCCTTGAACTCATGCAGGAAGTCGTGTACCTGCGCGGCGAACTTGCTAAATTGACACGCACCGTCAACCAGGCGAAGCAACGTGAACTCCTGCAGCTCAACCACAAACTCCGCACCGATTGAGTTCACGATCCCCGGCGCGGCCGCACCGCAGGGGAGCAAGCGGGCCATCCGACTGCGGACAGGCAGGACGGTGCTGGTCGAGTCCTCGGCCAAGGTGAAGCCGTTCCGTGCCGTGGCCGCGCTCTGCGCGACCGAGGCTTGGCACCAGCCGCCGACCGCCGGCACGGTCGCCCTTGAGGTCGCGTTCCGCTTCGTGCGCCCGAAGAGCCACCACAAGGCCAACGGCGACCTCCGTGCCGGCGCACCCCTGACGCCCGGGAAGCCCGACATCGACAAGCTGCTGCGCGCCCTGCTCGACGCCCTGACCGGGGTGGTCTACGTGGATGACAGCCAGGTCGCCTGCATCTGGGCCACCAAGGAATACGGGCCGCGCTCGGAAACGACCGTTTCCGTGGTCACCTGACCGGGAAAGAAATCTTTCCTACGGGGACTTGACACACAGGATACCGCTGCGTATCTTGTGTCTGTCGATGTACGGCGCGTTGCCCGAACCCGACGCAACAGAGGAGATTGAGATGAACAACGCACAACTTGCCGCTTTCCGTGAGATCGCCGACGCGATGCTCCCCACCGACCGCTCCTGGAACTGGAGTCCCGACCTCAACGCCTACCGACCCGGCTTCCCCATGTGGCAGGAGGTTGGGATCACGCACGAGCGGGCGATGAGGATGCAGACCAAGTACGGGGGCCGCGTGTGGCAGAACCCCGCGAACGCCTGACCAACACCGGGGGGCGATGCGACCGCCCGCCCTTTCACACTTCACGAGGAGATACCGATGACTGCACTTGCACGACTTGATGACGAGAAGCGCGACCTGCTCGCACGCACCCTGTGCGCGGGCGCGAGCCGCGACGAGATGGAGTTGTTTTTTAGCGTGTGCGACCGCACGGGCCTCGACCCGTTCGCCCGCCAGATTTACGCCGTGAAGCGGTGGGATTCCCGCGCTCGCCGCGAGGTGATGCAGACCCAGGTCAGCATCGACGGGTTCCGGCTGGTGGCCCAGCGAAGTGGCGAGTACGCTGGTCAGACGTCGGTCGCCTACTGCGGAACGGACGGGAAGTGGACGGATGTGTGGCTCCACGACGAGCCGCCGGCCGCCGCCCGCGTCGGGGTGTACCGCAAGGGATTCGTGGAGGCGGTCACCTCCGTCGCCTTGTTCCGCGAGTACGCGCAGCGCAACAAGGAGGGCGGGTTGACGGCCATGTGGGGCAAGATGCCCACCGTGATGATCGCCAAGTGCGCCGAGGCGCTTGCCCTCCGCAAGGCGTTCCCGGCCGAGCTGTCGGGTTTGTACACCGCCGAGGAGATGTCGCAGGCGGATAACCCGCCGGCAATGCCGCAGCAGTCCGCCCTGCCGGCGCCCGTTGACGCCGAGGTCGTGGAAGCCGCCACGATGCCCCAGGACGCGCCGGCAGCGCCGGACGCCCCGAAGCCCGCCCGCAAGCGCCGGACGCAGCAGGAGGCGCCTGCGCCCGCCCCTGCCCCCGCCGAGGAGCAGGACGGGAAGCCCGACCTGTACCCCGACGAGTACGAGGGCGATTTCAAGGTCGTGCGGGTGGTCGTGCGCCCGGGCCGCCCGGTTGCCATCGCGGTGACCGGGGAACACGGCAACGCCTGGGTGGGGACCACCGTCAACGAGTACGCGGACCTCGCCAAGGAGAACGTGAACAAGCGCGTGCGGCTCGACGTCGCCCGCGTGGACCGTGGCCTCCAGATCATGCGCTGGATCGCAGCTGCCGCCGAACCTGCCCCCGCCGCAAGCAACGGCACCGACATCCCGTTCTGAGGAGACAACCATGAACCTGTACCAGATCAAGTCCGAGATCGCCGACGTCATCGACGTCATCCTCGACGGCGGCATTGACAACCCCGAGGCGCAGGACGCGCTCGAGGAACACCTTGCCGGCCTCGACGTCGTTCTCGAGGCCAAGGCCGATGACTACGCCGGCCTCGTGCAGGAGCTGACCCTGCGCGCCGAGGCACGCACCGAGGAATCGCGCCGCATCCGTGCGCTCGCCGACGCCGACCGTGCGCTGGCCGACCGCCTGAAGCAGCGGCTCAAGGAAGCCATGGAGGCGACCGGGAAGCTGAAGCTCGACGGCCCGCGCTTCAAGCTCGCCGTCGCCGGCAACGGCGGCAAGCAGCCGCTCGTGGTCAACGTCGAGCCGACCGCGCTGGCTCCCCAGTTCCAGGCCGTGAAGGTCGCGGCAAACACGGATGCCATCCGCGCCGCGCTCGAGGGCGGCGCTACGATCCCCGGCTGCGCGCTGCTGCCCCGCGGCACCAGCCTCCGCATCCGCTGACATCACCCCACCGGGCATCTCCTCGCCCCGGGCGCCGCCGAAGGAATCAGCGGTCAGCCCGGGGCTTTCATTCAACGCAGGAGCGCGGCGAGCCGTGGCGAACCATCGGCCGGCCGCGCTCCGTTGCGTGGGCCGTTGGTCAGAACTTGACCTTGGAGCCGTACTTGCCCTTCAGCCACCAGCCCGCCGCGAGCGAGATGGAGGCGACCAGGGCGATGAACCATGCCGTGCCGAGAGCGTCCGCGAGAATCATGTGCTTGCCTTCCTGCGCTTCTGCGCCTTGCGATAGGCCGCGTCGAACTCGGGGTCCGACCTCAACGCGGCAACCAGTTCCCGCTCCGACTCCGGGCGAGACTCATCCAATGTATCCACGGCAAGCTCGGCCGTAGCGACCTTGCGCCTGGGCAGCCACCCGATGGCGATGCGGATGGCCGTGAACGCGCCCGACTGCCACAGCATGAACGCGATGGCGGCGACCGCGAAGCCGACCCCCCACCACTTCAGCGTTGACAGCCATGCCGGCGTCTTGTCCTGCACGGCCGGCAGCTCCTCGTGGATGCCTGCGGCAAGGCCGTCGATCCTGGTCGCGCCGTCAACAACCACGGGGTCGCCGACCTCGTTGCCGTGCGTCACGAGCGCGTGCGCCTCGGTGCGGATCTCGTTGGTGTTCCTGGCGATCCGCGCCACCGGACTGCACCCGACCAGCGCCGCACAGAGCAGCACGGCAGCCGACCTCACAGCCACACCCTGTATGGGACGCTCGGCAGCGGGTCAAAGGTCGGCAGCGCCTCGACCTGCTCCTCGGTGAGTTCGATGGTCACCCGCAGGTTCGCGTGGTACTCCGGGTGACCCGGCTTGATGATGATGCCGTCCGGGTCAACCTGCGCCGGGATCGGCCCAATGCGGTCGAGGTAGACGCCGGGGACGGGCTGCACGGTGACCTCGCCGTCCTCGTCGGTGACTTCCTGTGCGACCCCTGCGGCGATGAGGGCATCGTCCAGCAGTTCTTCGGTGGCGGTGCGGAGGAGGTAGTCCATGTGATTACAGGGTGGTCAGGGCGTTGATAAATGACTGTGACTGCGAAATAGGCCAGAACTTGATCGCTCGAAGCCATCCGTATATCTGCGTCGGGCCGGGAGCAAACATCCTGATTCGATCAATGCTGCTCGGAGATGCGCCGTTGTCGCCTGCAATGCCACTGAATGTCGCACCGTTCTGCGAAAATCTGTAATCAGCAGTTCCATACGCGAACGCAGACTTGGCCCGTGCCGTTGCTGTCGGAGTGAACTGCCTTGCGGTTGTTCCGCCCCGAGTCGCAATCGCAATGCCCCGACGAATCGAAAGCCTGTTCGTTTCGCTTCCGCCTGAGTTGTCCGCAAGTTGAATCCCAGATTGGTTCCCAGACAGCGCGGTGTATTCGACATCCGTGTAAAAGGTTCCCTGTGCAGCCGTGTACCACGATCCTATTGCGAAGTTCGTTGCATCCATGAGGCATTCATCCGCACTCCTGCTCCCCGTGCTTGCCCCGGTCGGGATATAAGAACTGGCCCCGTTTCCTGCCTCGGCCTGTGCGCCATACACCAAATACCCGTCTGCCCCAACAACAGTATCTACACGCAGACGCATTCTCGCATTTGCTGGCGTTGCGGATGTGGTTACGGTGTATGTGACACGATACCAACCATCACGAAATGCGGTGTATCCCCAGCCAACTGTTGTACCACTAGTAGTTGACGCATTTGGATTGTTGAAATCGAAATTTACTCCTCCTCCAGTTCCTACCCAAGCCGAACCAGTTCCAGTCGCAAGACTTGCATACTGATTTGTTCCCACCTTCTTGACAAAGCACGACAAGGTGTAGACGGTGTTTGCCGCCAAACCAAGCGCAGTTTCGATGTAATTGCCAGTAGTACCAATGGCAATTTTGGTCGCATTATTTAGACCATCTGGAGATGGGCCTTGAGAACCCTGAACAACAATTCCAGTTCCAATTTGCGACCAGTAGGTTGCATTCGATAAATCAACACTACTAAAGACTAGGTTGTTCGCGCTTCCCTCAATCAGCAGTCCTCGCGGAGTGCCGATGGAGGTCGGGTCGTAGTCGAAGCGGGGGCCGTGGTATTCAGAAGGGCTTGCACCAGAAGAAGTATTGACAACATACGGAAGAGGAAATGTGCCGTCCCACAGTCCAAAGCGCGGACGCGCAAATGTCACTGTCGCCGTTACATTTCCAGATGTTCCAACACCAAAGAATGGAGTGGAGTTTGCTGCTGTCGGAGAGTCCGCAACGAATGTCAGCGTGCATGGCCCTACTACAGTGCCGCTCGTATACAGATTGCTGTTGATGTAGTACACGCTGTTTGTCAGCGTTCCATCACGAAGCAATTGCGTTGGAATAAGCCCGGTGTCCCCGTTGCTGGTTATGTCAACCGACACAATAATGCGGCGTCCAGATCCAGCGAAACTCGTAATCCTGTTTATGGTGCAACGGCCACCAGATGCAGACATGGTGACCGAGCCATCGCCATTGAATGTGGCGGTTCCAGCCGTAAACCCATACGACCATCCGACATTCGATAGTGTTGGGTTGCTTCCAGAAATACCCGCAAAGTTGGTATTGAAAAACAGGTTTTGTTCGGCGTACTTCACCAGCCCGCTAGCGTTGATGAACGTGGCGTTACTGGCGCGGGTCAACGTCAGGCGCGGGTCGAGCGTGTTGCCCATCGTCGTGAAGTCCAACGACAACGTGCTGCCGTCGCCGAGGTTGTTCATCAGCAGCAGCTGCTCGTCCGCGCTCCTGGCGAACGGGCGATGGAATCGGCCGAGGAGGCTACGCATGATGCGCTCCCGTCAAAGGAAGGAGTAGAAGCAGCCCATCGTTCCCGTCGAGGACTCAAACTGCAGGGTGATGTACTGCAGGCCGACCGTGTCAATCAACGCGCCGGCAGGCGGGGTGCCAATTGCGGCGGCCGTGCCGGGGCTGTACAGGTTCACGGTGGGAACGCCGGTCGCAGCGGTGATCGCGTGGAAGAAGTACTGCGCCGTGCCGTTCACCGTCAGGTTCGGGATGCTGCCGGGGGTGCCGTTGTACGCGCACGCCAGGTCGCACAGCAGCGTCGGGACGTACACCGGGGTGCCGCTCGTCTGCGTGTAGGTTGACCAGCCGATCACGCGCACGCTCGGCGTGGTCGCGTTGTTGGCGCTGTGGAACGGGACGATCCGCAGCAGGCTCGGCTTGTCGCCGAGGTTCGTCGGCACCAGGAACGTCTGCCCGGTCGTGGACGGGATCGTGGCGGTCGGGACGGCGGCGTCGTAGGTTCCGCTCGAGGCGGTGACGAGTCCGCTGGTTCGGTACTCCGGCTTGTCGGTGGCGATGACGATGTCGGTAGGCATGGTGTTCCTTTAGGCGAATGCCTTGATGACGTAGTTGGCGACCAGCCCTAGGATGCCGCCGGCGGCGGCCGCGTATCCCAGGATGTGGCTCTTCGACTGCTCGAGGTGACGAATGCGCTCGTCGTGCGACTTGATCTCGTCGTTCTGCCGCGACTGCTGGGCGAGGATCGAGTCGATCTTCCCCTCGAGGCGACCGATGGCGAGGAAGAGTTCGTCGTGGTGCTGCATGGTCATCTCTTATGCGATGTCGGCGCGTGCGATTTCGACCCAATCGCCGCCGTTGTAGTAAAGCGTGATGTTGTCCTGCAGGTTATTCATCGTGAAATCACCTGCTAAACGAAGGTTCCCGGTGTTGTCCTTCACGACGATGTCCTTGGTGCTTGCCGTCTGGCCGATGGTGATCTGCTGTCCAAGGATTCCGCCGTTGATGGTGTCAAGATCATCCGTTCCGGCACCACCCTCGGTATCGATGATGTACACGCCATTGCCGCCGTGCGGAAGCGTCACGACGCCTGAAGCGATCACTAGGGCTGGATACTGCGTTCCCTGGACATACGAGATGCCTGTGACCGTGCAGTCCAGCATGTTGTTGCCGTTGCCGATCACCACGTTCGACGTCGTTCCTGTGATGCGGATGCCCCAGCCGCCTGCTGGCGATGGCATTCGTGCCACGTTGTTCGACACCGTCACGTTCGACGCATCCGTGATCCTGATGCAGGCGCTGCTGCTTGTTCCATTCGCGCCGTTGACGCCGTACTGGACAACGTTTCCGTTGATGACGCCGTAGGTGCCTCGGCACTGCAGAATGCTGCCTGCGACAGCCGTGGTCTGCACGATGTTGCAGTCGCTCACGACGAAGCGCCTGACATCGGTATCGATGTAGAAGGCTCCGCTTGTTGATGCGCCTGAAACGTAGCAGCCATCGACGCTCACGTTGCTGATGAACCTCGTCGCAGCTGGATTGATCTCGATTCCGCTGCTCGAGGCATCGCGGAACGAGCTGTTGCTTACGCGGATCAGCAGCGTGTCGGTGCTGTTCTGCGTGCTGCCGGATGCGATGGAAAGCCCGGTCGATCCGCCGAAGGTGCTTGACCCATCGACAATGAACTCGTTCTCCGTGATCGTCGTGTGGGTCGCAAGCGTGATGCCGTTGGTTGCCGGCGACGTCACGGTGCATCCGATGACCTGCCCGGACCCGCACTCGAGGTTAAACCCGCTTGCGGCAGAACCAACAGACATGCAGTTCGAGAAGAGGATGCCTTCGGCGTTCGCGTGCGTGTCGAATGCATCCCCGGTGTTGATCGTCCCGAACGACCTGCAGTTCGAGTACGTGATGCGGCGGTTGATGCCGACGCTTCCAGTCGCCTTGGTGTTCGTCACAGCATGCCGGCAGCGCAGGAACGAGCTGTTCGCGACGATGCAGTCCTGGCAGCAGTCAACGATGTTGACGCCGTATCCCGTGGTCGTTGCCAAGGCATCCTCGACGTACACATCATCGATGACGCAGAAGAGGCAGCTCGTGAGCCGAATCGTGTTGCCGTTGAAGTACCGCGCACGGATGCGGTGGATTCGGCTATTTATGGCTTGGTCGAACCGAACCGCGGTCTGCAGGTTCGTCGCGAGCGATGGACCGAGGAACTGACCGCCCTCAACGATCACGTTCTCAACGAACGTGACCTTGCGGACCTGCGCTGACTGCGCCGTGTTGTATGCCCCACCGACCAGCGGAGTGCGGAGCGTGATGACGCCGGTTCCGGTGTTTACCGATGCGACCTGCGCGATCTCCGCGATGGGGGCATCCGTCCATCCGGTGTCGTACACGGTCGAGGAAGAAACCTGCACCCAATCGCCGGCGGCGAAGAACAGGCTGTTCGCAGTCGATACGGTCAGGGTGGTCGCACCAACGACCGCATTCGCCGTCAGGCTGTACCAGGTACCCATCGTCCCGGCCGCGTAGAAAGCAGTGGACGGCGACCCGGAAGCTGTCGATGACATGTCAATCACCGCATCGTCATCGAGCAGGATGTTGGTATTCGACCCGACCGTGATCGTGCTGTCGATGACATACGTACCGGGAGGGAAGTAGATGGTCCCGCCGACGTTCACTGCCGCCTGCACGGCCGCGACGTCATTCGTTACGCCGTCGCCAGCGGCACCGAAGTCCTTGACGCTGACGGAGTCGCGCAACTTGGACAGGACGGTACGTCCAGTCGCGCTCGCACCGGACTGACGGAACCCGACGAGTCCTGCGCCGGCGGAAGCGAACGTGTTGACGGCGAGATCCGTGCGGAGCGCCGTGTCCGTGCCTGTTCCGCTTGAAACGCTCGGCTGTCCGCTGGCGTCGAAGATCAGGTACTTGCCTTGCCGAGCCGACGCTGTCGGAAGCGTCATGTCAAGTCCGATGCCGTCCGAGATCGGGATCTTGACGGTGCGGTCGCCGATGTCGCTGATCTGCTGGATCTGGATGGTCGCACGGTCAAGGCTGTCCGTGATGACCTCCGGGTAGAAGCCGCCTTGGTTCGTCAGGTCGGTCGGCTGCAGGTTCGCGATGCTCGAGGTGATTGTCAGCGTCTGCGTTGCAGTCAGCGCGCCGGCGACCAGCGTCACCGTTCCGCCCGGATTCGAGTTCTGATCGCCATTCAGCGAAACCGTGTAGTCGGTCGTGAGAAAAAGAACGGACTCGACGCCCGTTGATGAGTCGAAGCGAACGACGTCTAGATCGGCCGCAGCGAACACCTTGAACGCAAACGCGAACGACGATCCACTCGTGTACGGGCCTGCGATTCTGGTCGTGCTGGAAATCGTCATCTCTTCGGCTCCCTCGACATTGGGGGTGATTCTACCTTTGCTGGACGCCCATCACGGCGGAAAGCGGATTCTCAGTCTCTCCCTCCGACAGCGCCTCAAGGCCGTCGATGGTGCGGTTGATCTGCGCGCTCGGCAGGCCCAGGCCGATGCCGAGCAGGTCCACGGCCGAGCGGCGGAAGCCGCGGTCGAACTCGCCCTGCATCGCCTGCTGCACGAACCTCTGCGACGTCACGATTCCACGCAATCCAGCCGGACCCTCGTATCCGCGCATCTCGCCGTCAATCGCGCCGGACAGTCCCTGGAACTCGCGAAGGTACGGAAGAGTGCCGATCAGGTATTCGGCCTCGGCGCGTGTCAATTTCGCGGCGATCTTCTGAAGATCCTTCTCCTCGACGTCGTCATCGTCGGGCGTCAGTATTTCCTTGAGTACCTGCTCGACCATCACCGGGATGACAAGCACCAGCAGCATGTCGTGCGCCAGCTTGCCCTTGCTGCGTGCATTCATTGCCTGCACGGTCGATAGGTTCAGGACGGTGTTGAAGTACGAATAGAACACCGTGAACAGCTTGGCAAGCCCCTGTTCGCGCTCGATGCGAGACAGATCCTTCAGCAGGCCGCTGCCCTGCGTTGCAATGACGTCCTGGTCGGCCATCGCGCTGGCAGTAGCCTCGTCCTTGCCGGCGGCAAGCGCGTTCTCGTAGCCGGCCAGCCATGTCGGGATGTCAACGAGCCGCTGCATCGAAAGCATCATCGTGTATGCATGCGACTGCATAATCCTCTGCCAGCCACGCTGCCCACGGACGCGATTGCGGATCTCGTTCAGCTCGCGGAATTGAGTCCTCGAACGCATCTCCATGAACTTGCTCATGGAATTGACACGGCGCATGGCCTCGCGTGGATTCGTTGCAAGGACGCTGATTCCGCGCAGCAGCGGGCCATAGCCAACCCTGACAATGGAATTGGAGAACCCGGTGAGCTGCATGAGCGCACCGCGCACCGAATACCCGAGGCCGGCCACGCTCACGTTCTGACGAAGGTACGAGGACGCAACCGCGCCGGCGCTCATCATTCCGCGGTTGCCGGTTGCGTTGTCCTCAATCCATCTCTTCAGTTCGATGAGGAACTGGTCGCCGTACCTCGAGCGCACCACGGAATCGAAGTCGGCGCTGTTGAGGAGCCTGTTCGCGTCAATCAGCCATTCATGCCATGCCAGGTCGTGGATGACGTCGGTCACGCCGCTCCACAAGCCCTGCAGGCTGTACAGGATCGGCTTGTTCTCGACCTTAGCGGCACGCTCCTTCGTGAACGTCCTGCGGGTCGTGGCCGCCGTGTATGCGCCCCTGAGCTGCTCCTGGGCCTGCTCGACCTCCGACTGCTTCTGGGCGGTCATGTTGGCGACAGGGTCGTACACGATTGGGTAGTACCCGCCGCGCAGAGTCTTGGTCTGCCCGTCAACCGTGCGGACGATCAGCTCCTGCGGCTCGACCCAGTTCGGCTCGCGGCCGTACAGGCGACGCTCCTTCTCGGCGATGAGCGGCCTGTACTCGTCCATGAAGTCCCAGACCTTCTGGACCGCATCCCATTCCTCCGACGTCAGCGTCTCGAGGACGGGACGGAGCTGCTCCATCGTCCACCCTTCGCCGTCGAGCAGTCGCTGGATGTTGCCGGCATTGCCCATGTTCAGGGCGATTGCCAGCCGCGCCTCGCGGGTCAGCGACCTGTTGATGGACGGGAACATAGGTGCGCCGCCCATCATGCTCCCGCCGCGGAACCACGGCTCTAGGATCTCGTTGATCCGCTCCGTGGCCTTGGCGTTCATCTCCGTCTCCATGTTCGCACGCTCGCTCGCCGTGCGTCCCATGTACTCCCACAGCGGGCCGCCTGGGCCACCGTCGAGGATCTCGATGATCGCCCATGCCTTGATCGTGGACCCGAAGAATCCTCGGAACCGGGCTGCTGCCTTTCCGGCCTTGGTCTGCGCCGAACGCCGGATCTTCTCGTCGCGACCCTTCGACCGTGCGACGGCCGTGGTTCGCTTGATGATGCCTTCCTTCACCTCGTTGAACTTCGCCTTCTGCTTCTCGAGCAGCACCTTCTGCTCGTGCTTGCCCATGTACTCGATGGTGCGGACGGCCTCCACCAGCTCGCGGAACTGCTCGAGCGTCAGTTCCTTGTACGGGACGCGGAACGCGGCCTTGGCGAGGTCCTCGGAGATGTCGGGCTTAATGCCGTCAGCCTCCATCTTCTTCAGCCAGTCGCCGAGATCGGCCATCCGCTGGCGCTGCTCGGCCGACATTGCCACCAGGTTGACGTTCGCCAGCAGAGCCTCGATCTGGTCCGCGTACTCCGCGCCCATGCGCTTGCGGTTCTCGGCGCGAAGCACCTTCCGCAGGTACTTGACCTGCTTGTCAACGAATGCCGTCGCCTTCCGAGCCTCGGCGGCCAGTTGGTTCTGGTAGAGCTGCGCCCGCTTCGCCCGGATCACCAGCAGGTCCGCATTGACGTTCCCGTAGTTATCGGTGAATCGCTGGATCTCGGCGGCCGACTTCTGCATGGAGGCGGCCCGTGCGGCCTCTCCGGCGGCTTCTGCGGCCTCCGTGGCGGCCAGGAGGGCTTCGGGCGTGTCTTCGCGGGGAGCGGCCAGGACGGCGTTCTTGGCCCGCGTATAGGCCGCCTGGGCGGCTGCTGCCGGGTTCCCGCCGGCGCGGCGGGCGTTGGCGGCATCGCGGGCCGCCCGCGCCTCGGCGGCCTCGTGTTCCCGCGGGTTGATGTTCTTCAGGCGCTTGCCGCCGATGATGTCCTCGGCAGCGATCCGGGCCGCCTCGAGCATGACCCGGACGGGTTCCGTTGCACGCGAGATGTGGCGCAGCTCCACGGCAATGAACCGCGCCCTGGCCTCGTTGTGGACGGCCATTGCGATCCGCTGCTCGCGGGCCGCCGGCGAGTCCATTTCCCCGTACCGCTCCTGCATCAGCGCGTCGGTTCGCTCCTCGATGGCGTCCTTCATCGGCTTTGCGCCGACGAGGTCACGGATCATGGTGTCAGCACTCGGGTATCCGAACGTCTCGGCGACCATGCGCGGGTCCAGCCCTTCCGTCGCGAGCATGCCGCCCCTGCCGGTGCCGAGCTTCCGCCAGTCAGGCTGGAGGATCGCAGGCACGGCCATCCCGGTCGCACGGATTGCCGCCACCGATTCCTCGGTCGGGATGCCCTGGTAGACGGTTTCGACGCCGGCGATGGACAGCCTGTGGGGACCGTCAACCTTGATTTCCTCGCCGGCATCGTCGCGGAACATGCCCGTCCGCAGGTAACCCTGCACCCGGTACACGAGGCGTCCGCGCACCTCGGCCTCGGCCTCCTTGCGGACCTCGCGCCGGCGGGACTCCATGTCCTTCGTCTCCTCGCGCTCGGCGCGGGCGCGTGCGCGGCGCAGCCAGCCGACCTGCGCGAGGCTCGCCTTCGTCAGGTCAGCGATGGCCTGCTCGTCGGCTTCCTCGTTCATCTGGACGTAGGCCGCCCACGTGGCGTCGTCCATGTTCGCCTCTTCCTGCGTCTGGAAGTGCGGAGCCATCGACTGCACGGCCTGGTAACGGCGGATCTGCTCCTCGCTCGCGAGCATGCGGTCCATCACCTGCCGAACCTCGTTGGTCAGGATCGGCAGGTCGCGCCCGAACTCGCGGCGGTAGATGGTGGCAGGCGTCTCCGTGATTGTCTTGTACAGACGGGTCAGGTACGAGCGGAACCTGCTGAACAGGCCGCGCAGCTCCGCGCTCGGAGCCTTGCCATCCCATGCGTAAATCTCGAAGCTGTACGCGAACTGCTCGTGGTACTTGCGCTGCTGCTCGACGGTCATGCCGAGCCACGATTCAAGCCGCGCCTCCGGCGTTGCGCCGGCAATGCCGAACCACTTCAGCAGCTCGTTGATGTCGGCCTTGACCTGCGCCGGCGCGTCGGGCTGCTGCGCGATCTGCGTGTAGATCGTGAGGAAGGCGTGCGCCGCCTCGTGGATCAGAGTTGACAGGTCGCCGCCCTTGGCGATTGTCGCGGTCAGGCTTCTCGGGTCGAAGAAGCCTCGGGCTGGGCCGACTGCGGCTTGGGAGTACCTGCCGAGCTGCTCGTTGACAAGTCGGGACGCTTCGCCCCGAATAGCATCAAGACGCCGCCTCTCGTCAGCTCGCGCAGGTCTTCCTTGGTCAGCGGCTGCACCTTCGACGGCTGGTTCTGGTTCTCGATCATTGAGGCTCCATGCTTCGCCGTGCTTGATGCTGACGATCCGAGGATCGGTGCCAACGGCTTGGTCAATTCTACGCGCCAGTTCCTCGCTGTCAACGCCCGCTTCCAACCCGATAATCATTCTCGAGCCAACGGTGGAGTGGCCGACCTTCGTGACCTGGTAGAGCTTGTTCTCGTATAGGTCGGCGATTTCTGCCGGCGTGGTTCCGGGCTGCAAGTCGATCACGACCAGGCCGGCACGCTCGGACCCGACAAACTCCTCCTGGGAGATCGAGAAGATCGACTCCTGCGACAATACGTACCGGAGTGCCTTCGACACCTGCCGCACCATCGTCGTGGACGGAAGCGTCAGCGCGAACGACATGTTCGTCGCTCCGTCCCATCCACCGACCTGTTCCTCGAACGAGCCAGAGATACCGAACTCCGCAAGCACTCGCGGAATGATCTTGCTTGCGACCTCGCGGCTGATCTGAAAACGAGCCTCCGGCGTCAACGCATTCCACGCTGCCGTCAGTTCGGTGTTTCGCGGATCTGGCGCGATCTCGAACATCAGGCGCGTCGCTTCCTGCATCTGCCGGCGAATCATCGGCTCCATCGCGTCCATCAGTTCACGCGACCGACCCGAGTAGGTGGAACCGACCGGGAGGTCCGAAGGCTGCGCCACCCACTCCGGCGTCTTGATCCCCTTCGACAGCGTGAACACCTGGTCGCGTGCCGCTTCCAGCGTGATCTCGCCCTTCATGTACTTGGCCCACACTTCGGCGATGATCGGCTTCAGGGTCTTCTTCTCGGCCGCGACGAACAGTCCACGGATTGCCTCCCAAGTGATCGACTGCTCCTCGCGTGCGATGATGCCTCGCTTCGCGGCAGCACGCTTGTACGCCTCGAAGATGATCGGATACCCGCCGTGCAGGCCGAGCTTCGCGTCGGAAACGCCGGCTCCAAGACCCCAGCCGACGACCTCGTCGCTCGCAGACAGCGGCGAAAGGAACGCCGCGGCAATGGCGTGCGTGTCGATGGTCGCGGCGTTGACGTTCTGCGGGTCGAAGATGTTGTTGTAGAAGTTCCTGACCTTGTGCGCCTTGCCGATCTGGTGGTGGACGTTCTCGGCGCGGCCGTCCTCGAAGACGCTGATGGCCTTCTGGATGGTCGAGTATGACCCCCAGCGCATCGACATCGGCCCTGATGCGCCCATGCTCGGGCCTGCCATGCCTCCTTCCGGCGTGATGATCGCGAAGGAACGGTCGTTGTGTTCCTCGTCGAACATGCGGACGAACATCGCAGCCAGCTCGAGATCCCTTGTCGCGAGGACGGTGTTCAGCGTCCCGTTCCGCATCGCATTCATTCGGTCGGACGATGACAGCGCATCGAGGTAGGCAAGGCGCTTCCTCTTGCCGTCGAGCATCTTCTCGAGGCGAACGGTTCGCTTCTGCCATTCGACGACATCGTCCTCGTACTGCTTGACGCGCTCCGCGAACTGCGCTTCCGTCTCGGCCTTCTGCTGCCCTGGCATCCTCGGAGACTTCGGCCGGTCGCGACGGTGGGCAGCCATTTCGGCACGGAGCATCGTCGTCGATTCACCGGCTTCCTGCTTCTCCTCGAGTTCGGTTTCGTATTCCTTGAGCTGCGCCTGCCATGTCGCGAGATCCGCCTCGTAGGCGGCCTTCATTTCCTCGCGCTTGGCGTCGAACTCCTTCTTCCGCGCCTTGAATGCGGCGTCTGATTCTGCGACAAGCGGCTCGGTCGGCCTGATCGGCTCGACGTTCTGCGCGATCTGCCGTTCGGTGATCGTGACCTGCGCCCGCACGGCCTCGACCATGCGGCGGAAGTTCTTCTCCATCTCCGGCGACCATCGCTCGTTACGAGCCGACGTCAGGATGTCGCCGATGCGGTCGGCCATCGACACGTTCTCGAACCAGTTCTTCTGCGGCGACAGCACGGCAAGCATCGCGGCCGCCTGCATGTCCGTGATGCCATACCTAGCAGCAAGCCATTCGGCGATTCGGCGTGCGCCGACGTACCAGAGTTTGGCACGCTCGACGAGATCCGGGTCCATGCGCTGGTACAGGTAGTCGAGGTTGTCGGCCACCGCGTCCATGAACTGCTCGAGCTGCTCGCGTGGCGTCTTTGTTTCGTCGAGCTTGATCGGGATGTTCAGCGCCTTGATCTTGGCGAGGTTGCCGGCGATCAGCTTGTCGTTGTCCTTCATCGTCTCCCAGTCGGCCAGGAGATTTTCGTCCAGCGCCGCCATCTCCATGCCCTTCGCGGACGGGACGCGAGTGGACATAGCCGCCTGCTCGAACATGTTTGCGGTAGCCGCAGACCACGTTCCACGATTGTCTACGGCCTTGATTTGATTCGGCTCAAACGCAACGAATGTAGTTCCAACGATTCTCTCGTCTCCATCTGCTCCAACATCCGACACATTCATTGCGATGACGCCGTCATATCCATCGCGCTTTGCTTCTTCGACGATTTGATCGATTGGAGGGAACGCCTGGACTTCCTGCCCAGTTTCCTCATCGATATCAATCCCATCCCAGTTCAGCCCGTTGTAATCCACAACCAACGGACGCTGGATGCTCAGGTACACAGGGATTACGCGACTTCCATATCCACGTGCGCTTTGCTCTTCATCTGCGAAGTAGAACCCGCTGATATTGCGACCAACATTGGTTCCCGCTCGTGCAGGATCGAATGCCTCAAAGTCTGAAGCATTCGTTCCGTGATACCCGATGATTGGCTTTCCGCTAGCAGACGCAACCTTGCTTTCCTTGAACCATGATCGGAACGCTGGCGTGTCCGTCTTGCGCTGCCCAGCCTGATCGAACTGGTCGGCCTGCTCGAGCGGCGCGACGGGCGCTGCCATTCCCTCGCCGCGGATCTGCAGGCGGCGCATGGCGTACACCTGCTCAGGAGTCATGTTCATCCTGGATGCAAGCACCACATAGAAGTCGCGCAGGAACATTGCGCTGTCACGTGCCTCTTCAGCGCCAAGCCCGGTCTGCTCGACCTGCGAACGGATGCTGTCCTCGACGGCCTGCGCCGACTTGACGAACGACTCGTCGCGCTGCTGCATTTCCTGCAGGATCTTCACGGCCTCCTCGCGGGTGCTTTCGCGGTTCCGCATGATTGCCGCTGCCTCGGCACCGCTCTTCGCGTCCGGGTCCAGCCGCATGTGCGGAATCAGCGAATCTCCGAACTCCGTGCCGGCAAGCGTCGTCGCGAACCTCGCGGTCGGCATCGTGACGTCGCCTCCGTTCTCGAGCGACTGGCGGATCGACTGCGCCAGCTCCGGGTCGGCTGCGGCGATCTGCTCGATGGTCAGTCCGCTGCGAGTCATGGCCTCCTGCATGATCGTGCCGTTCACGTAGATCGTGTCGGATTCCACGCGTTCGGCCTGCGACTGCAGGTACCGCTGGAACAGCTCCGGGCTTCGTGCGCGGAGCTTGTCGTCCTTGGCGGCAGCAGACAGGTTCTGGAAGAACCGCTGCGTCTGGATGGAAGAATCTGCCGACTGCAGGTCAACCATCAGGTTCGCACCGGGGCCGATGCCGCCGAGCAGGCTCGACGCCAGCGCACCCTGCCCGAACGATTCAATGATCTGCCCGAAGTCCGACTCGAGCGTCCCCTGGTATTCGATGCCCTCGGCCGCCTTCGCGATTCGGTCGCCGATGATCGACACCGTCTGCTGCAACGCCTCTTCGGTTGCCTCGCCTCCGACCTGCTTCACGTACTCCTTGCCTGCCGTTGCAAGTGCAGCGCGAACGGTCGGCTTCGCGAGAGCCTGGGCGGTGGCCTCGGCGAATGCCTTCTTCGCCAGAACCTTGAACGGTGACGCTGCCAGCTTCAGGCCGGCAAGTTCGATGGCGCCGTTCAGGTAGCCAACGGCGATGGCGGCTGGAATCGCTGTGTCGTCGGACACGCCGTCCCGCCGCATGTCGAGATAGGCGTTGCCGCCCTCGACCGCAGCCGTAGACATGACCGTTCCTGCAGCGAAACCGAGCGTGCCGCCGGCGGCGGTGCCGAGGCCAGGAACGACGCTGCCGGCGGCTGCGCCTGCTGCCGCAGTCGTTGCCGTCAGTTTGAGCTGCTCGATCTGCTGCGTCACCACCTCGGCGGTCGCGGCAATGAGGCCTCCGCCCTGCAGCTTCGACATGTCCTCCGCAAGGCGTTCGGCTCGGTCGATGTCCTGCGGCGTCGCCAGTCCGAACTGCGCTTCCGTGCCGATCTTTCCGCGCTCGACCATCGCCCTGGCGCGTGCGACGCCGCGGACCATGCTCGGACTCCATCCCTGCGTTCGGATCTGCTGAAGTTCCACGAAGAACTCGCCGATCTTCGCGAGAGTCCCGACGTCGTCCTGCGCCACGGCCGCGAAGTCCGGGTCGGACAGTTCCTTCGCGAGCGTAGGGTTCCTTGCCCACAGGTTCTGCCGCTCGACCTCGCGGACACGAGCCTGCCTCTGGAGTTCGTCAAGGTTCCGCAGCACGAACTCACCGCTGACGCCCGTCTCGCGGCCGATCTTCTGCGCGACCGCGGCCTGGTCAGGATTCACCTTCGTTGCGCCGTAGACGGACGAGGAAAGCTCGCGCTGTCTCGTCTGCTTGATCGCATCCAGCACTGGATCTTCCGTGCCAACGGGAGGAAGCTCAATCGTCGGCATCATGCCGACTTCCGGCACGACCTCCATGCCTCGCTCCTGCTTCAGCCTGTCAAGCATCGGGTCAGCACCGACGTTCTGTGACGGTGCAAGGTCGGCCATGCGCTCGTTGATGTCCTGCTCGATCAATGTGGTTGCTCCTGCAGTTCAGTCTTATCGCATGCCGAATCCGCCATACGTCGGAACGAACGCGCTTCCGGCTGCCGGTGGCGCGGCGCTTCGCGTCGGCGCCTGCGCCGGCGCCTGCGCCGTCGTCTCGATGTAGCGGATGATCTCCCGAAGCGTCGGGTTCGGAAGACCGTTCTCGCGCAGGTACTTGGCCGTCTCCTCGATGCGATTCATCGGGATCGGCTTGTTCCTGAACTTGACGTACCGCTCGGTGGCGACCTCGACGTCCTGCTCGCTCATCGTCGCTAGCGGCCCGTCAATCGACTTGTCGAACCACCACGGAACGTCGCGCTTGCCCTTCCCGTACACAAGCACCGCACGGTCCATGACGTCCTGAATCTCCTGACGGTTGAGCTTCCCGCCCTTCATGCGCTGCTGGAAGTCGATATTCATCTTGATGTTGTTGGACAGCGCCACGAACTCCTTCTTGTCCTGGTTGTTGCTCTTGTCGAGCAAGCCCTCGAGGCCAGCCTCGTACAGCGTGTTCTTCAGCATGTCCGAGTCGTATGACGCCTCGATGATCTTGTCGGGCTGCGCCTGCAGCTGCCGGATCTTCGTCCGCAGCTCGAGTGACATCTTCGACCAGTGCTTGCGGACGTACTCCTGGTCGCCGGCGAGCTTCGGATCGACGGCAAGGTCGTACTCGACGGCGGCGTCGGTTCGGATCGCCTCGTTCCGCAGCACGCGCTCGGCGTCCTTCGGCTTGAGCCGGCCGAGCATCTCCGGGCTGACAGCGGCACCGGATGCCTGCGCCTGCTCTACGCTGTCCAGAACGGCGTTGTATTCGTCCTGCGCCAGCCTGTCCTCCTGCGCGTACTGCTGGCGCAGGTTGTTCTGGACGAGCTTCCGCATCTCGACGTCCTCGATACCGTCAGCCGCCTCGAGCGCGTCACGGAGGCTCTCCGGCGGCTTTCCCGGTCCTTCCTGCTCCGGATAGGCGGTCGGGTCGCTCTTCGCCGACAGGGTGCCTGAATTGCGGATGGACGTCGTCAATTCGTCCATGACCGCCCGCTCACGGTTGCGGCCGATGCTCGTTGCCATCGCCTCGCGCACCTTCGGGTTGACGGCCTGACGCTCGGCCATGTCGTTCAGGAACGCCTCCGCGCCGGCATAGTCCCTCGCCTCGAGGTACTGGTTCACGACCCCCTGCGTGACCTTGTCGTAGACCACCTGCCGAACGGCGTCCATCTGTGCGCTGTCGTCGGCGATCCCGTTGATCCTTGCCGCGTTCTCGGCCTCCTGCAACGCAACCTGCAGGTTCGCCTCGTAGCCCTTGGTTCCGAACTTGACGCCAGTCATGGGATCGATCTCGTCGCGCTGCGCGTGCGCCATGATCGCCATGTCAGACCGTGCATCGGCGCGGGCGGCCGACTCGTTCGCCGCATAGACCTTGGACTGCCGCAGGCGGTGCGTCGTGAGCTGCGCCTCGAACTGCGCGAGGTTACGTGCGGCAACCTGCTCGTACATGGCACGCGACGTCTTCGTCGGCATGCCGTCAACCGGGGCCATCAACGCGCTGCGGACGCTGTTCAGCGTGGACTCGTACTGCGCCTCGGCCGCCGCCCCGGAGGTGTTCAGGTACTGCTGCATCAGCGGCGTGGCTGCGCGGATTCCGGCAACATCGCCGGCCTTGGCGTTGGCGTCGTCCAGCGCGTCCTGCATGGCGCTACCGATTCGGAACGCCACGTTGCCGGCCTGGATCGACGTCTGTCCGAGGCGCTCAAGCTGCCGCCCTGTGAAGTCCTCCATCGGCTGCACGCCAGGTGCAATGAAGTTCCCGATGTCGCCGCCCTCCTGCGGGGCGACCTGCGGCACGAAGGTGGTCGGTACGGTTGGCACTGGTTACATCCTCTGCGTTGACACGCCGGCAAGGAGTTCCTCGAGGCGACGGTTCCGCGCCCAGGTGCTGCCGATGTCGGCCGCGCTTCCGAGCAGGCTCGTACCGAGCGCCAGTCCTGGGTAGATCGTCTGCCCGGACGCCTGCAGGTTCTGCGCCGACAGGTCGGCCATGAGCGCCTGCGTGCCGAGGTTGAATGCCTGCAGCTTGGCCGCCTCCTGCGCCCGGACGGTGGCTGCGCTCATCGAGAGCATGTCCACCTCCTTGATGACGTCCATGCTGCCGACGACCTCGGCGGCCGTCCCCTGACCAAGCACGGCACCGCGGGCTGCGAGCGAGGCGCGGGCGCCTGCACGCTGCTGGCCCGCTCCGAGCGTGTAGCGGCCGATCTGCTTCTGCCCCGCCAGCCCGATCTGCGAAGCCGTGAACTGCGCCCCGCGCTGGTTGACGCGGGCCATCTCGGCCGCGAACCGCTGGTTCTGGGCCTGCATCTGGAGCTGGTTCTTCTGGTTCTGCGCCGAGTAATACGAGCCGATGGCGCTGTTGACAGCGCCGAAGATCGACACGATTGGCCCGAGCGCGAGCATGCCCTCGGCAAGCCCTGACGTCGCCCCGGTCAGCATCGTCCCCTGCGAACCTCCGGTGTACGTCCAGTTCTGTCCTGGCGTCCAGGTCGGTCCTGTCGGGCTTGTTGAGAATGGTGCCTGTACCAGTGCCATGTCAGCCTCCCAGCACGACCTCGAGGGTCATGCCAACGACGGTGAGCGGCAGGGGATCGACCTGTCGCAAGTACACCTGCCCGCTCGCCTTCCACGAAGGCGTGAGATCGACGTCAACCTCGTCGGATTTCAGGCCGGGAGGCGAGCCATACGGCTCGGTCGTTCGCTGCTTGACCTCGACCAGCTTGTCCTCGGTCGGCCCGACGAAGATGCCGCTCGACTTGAACACGCGCAGCCACGCCTTGTTGACGTTCTTGAAGCGGCCCTGCCCGTATCCGTCCACGTTCATGGTGATCGGTAGCGTCTGCAGGTCGCTCTCGTATGGCAGACCGACATGCACAACCGAGCATGCGCGCTGGAGCGTGACTGACCCTCCGCTCACCGTCGCCTGCGGAAGCACGGCACCATCGCCGAGGATGCTGACCGTCTTGCCCTCGATGTGATCCAAGCCGGATATGGAATCCCTTGCCCAGGACCATGCCGTCACGGGACTGTTTCGCAGGGGAACCTCGATGACCTTGTCTGCCTTGGCGGTCGCCGCCGTGGTCGATGTTGTCGAAAGGACGGTCAGCCGGTACTTGGTGCCTGCCGATGACGTGAGGACTATGACGTCGCCGACATCCGACGTCGCAGGAAACGCGAAGATCGGTGAGGACGAGGTGATGGTCAGGACGTCGCTCGGACCCCAGCTCGTTCCTCCTGTCACCGTCACGGTCGTGGCTCCGGTGTTCGTGCCGTCGTAGGTCAGCCCGCTGTCCACGAAGAAGCAGTCCTCGAGGTCGCCGATCTGCCGGCTCGCCATGCGCTCCACGTACCGCTTCGTCACGCCGCCGATGGTGCGCTTGACAACGACGTACAGGCGATCCTCCGTACCCTCGGCCACGGCCGTGCATGACTCGAACGTGCCGTCCGTGTCGTGCCAGTGCCATGCACCGATCTGCTGCTCCGGGATGTACGTCAGGCCGAGCAGGTATCCCGTCGATGACACGAACCACAGCAGAGGCTGCGGCGACTTGCTGTAGCACATGTCGCTGATGTCGTAGTTGTCGAACAGGTGCGCGGCGCGCAATGACAGGTCGCCCGTGACGAAGCCGCTGGCCTGCCAGGAGTACCCGAGTTCGCGAACATGGCCTCCGCGTGCCGCGCAGTAGACCACCGTGTTGTTGACGATGGACGGCTGCACGTTGCTGGCGCCGATGTACGACTGCGGACGGACGGAGATCGTGGTCGGGGTGATGACGTCGCTGTTGACCGGGGACACGCGCCATTCCGCTCCGCTGGTGAGCAGCAGGAGCTGCGTGAGCGGGACGATGTGCCGGATCGTGTTCGCCTCCCGCGCAGCGACCCGGAAGTTCACCCGGTCGGTGTCCTGCAGCGGGATGTGGTACGACATGTCAGACTCGGTCCCGGTTCGCGTCATCCACAGCGTCTGCGGGGCATTCGTCGTGCCGGCGAAGATGCGGCGCTGCTCGAAGTACGACACCGCGCCGGGGTAGTTGCCGCTGCTCGAGAACACCGTGTCAACGGTCGGTGGAGAGATCCCCATGTCGGGAGCGATGTTGTTGTCCACGAACGAGGTTGTCTCGGTCTGGCCGATGTACCCGTAAAGCCCGCTCTGCCGCTTGTAGACGTTGTAGCGAACGGCGTCAGACACGGCCGACCAGGTAATTGTGTTGTACGCGCCGTTCATCGCCAGATTGTTCGTCGCGTTGCCTGCGCTAGACGGCGGTGTCTCGTCAACGCCGTTCGCAGGGATGGCCGTGATGACGTAGTAGTTCGTGAGATCAGCGGTCTGCGTCATCGGCTGGATGATTCCGCCGCTTCCGTACACGCCGCCGGTGAGCGTCGGGGCTAGCGCGTTCTGCACGGACAGGACGGAGAACGTGTTTCCGCCAGAGCCGTGGAACTTGTCGATGATCCAGAACTTGTTGTTCAGCAGTTCGCCGCCCGTGGGTGGCGTAGTCCATGTGATTCCGCTGATGTAGATGGTGTCGCCTGCTGAAATTATGACGTCCTTGACATCCGCGCTGACGGTGATGTGACCAGTGCCGACGTTGATTCCGGTGATGTTCGCGCCGACGCTCTGGGTCGGCGTGACGGTCGGCGCACCCGGCGTGGCGATGTCCGCACCGAACGTGATCGTCGTGAGCGTCCAGTTCGTCGCCCCTAGCCGCTTCAGCTCACGCGGAGCGTAGTTCGGGTGGACAAGCGTCAGGACATCCGCCGACTGCACGTAGTGGATGTCGAACAGGTCTGCCTCGGCATACGGGTTCGCGATCTCGTATGGCGAGCCACCGGACAGCAGCGTTGCTCCCTGCGTGTGGAACCGGATGTACCCAGCGCCAAGCTCGATCACCATCGTCTGCGTCGTGCTGTACGTGAACGGCAGCAGGCGCACCTTCTTGGTCGAGTCCTTCACCTCGCGCACGAACGCGAAGCCTGCGCGGTTCTCGGCCGGCCCCTGCGGCATCGCGATGAAGTTCCGCAGCTTGGCCGCCCCCGTCTGGAACTTGGCGTCATCAATTCGGCCGAACATCTCCGGCGATATCTCGCCGCCCGCGAAGGAACGGAAGTATGAGCGGGTGCTTGCCATGGTTCAGCGCCCCGAGATCCAAGAGGTGACCTGCTGCGGCTTCACTTCGCGCTGGTTGGAGTCGGACGCACGCGCCTGCGCGAGGAAGCCCATCGCCACCTGACGCTGGCGGTTGCCCTCGGCGGCGCCCTCCGTACCCTTCACGACCGGGCCTGCGAGCATCGACGCGAGGTAGTGCGAAAGCGCAATCGCGAACAGCGGGTCGAACTTCGTCGGGTCGGTCACAAGCGCCTGGTAGCGCAGGAGCGCGTTCTCCTGGTTCGTGTAGATCACCTTGTTCCCGAGCGTGTCTGTCTCGATCTGGTACTCCTGCGGCACGTACACGCCTGCGCCCGGGAGCGGCGGCGTGATCCACCCGTACCCGTACTTGTCGGCCGGGTATGCGCGGATTGAGTAGTCGCTCTCGGCCTCCGGCGGCAGGATTGCCACCGCGGTCAGCATGTCTGCCGGCGCCGCGTATGCGTACTTCCACATGGTGTACGGCATCGTCACCTGCGCGAGGCTGACGCGCCTCGAGGCGAACGACCAGTTGTGCATCTGGAGCAGGGTGTCCCGTGCGATGGGGTAGAACCGGGCGCAATGCTCCGACTGCGCCGATCCCTCCGGTGGGTCAATGCTGGCGACCGTGGCATCGTCGCCGAGGTGCGCCAGCGCGAGGTTGCAGATTTCCACGACTGACGGCATGGGCGCCTCCCGTTCCGAAAGAGGGGGGTCGGGGTTTCCCTCCGACCCCCCCATAAGTCACGTCATGCTCGGATCATTCCGACACTTCGGTCGCAGCCCTTCCACGCTTGCGAAGCTTCGGGGCTTCGGGCGCGGAATCCTCGTCCTGCGGAACCGCCTCGAGCGGTTCCATCAGTTCGGGGATGAACTTGCTGCCGCAGTCGAAGATTTCGCCTTCGCGGCGGTAGCCGTTGTTGATGAAACAATCCATTAGTGCCTTGACCTGCATGTCGTTGATCCTTACTGAACGGCGAAGCCGGAAGCGTAAGCCTTGCGGCCGTCCTGAATGTCCATCGTCAGGTAGGCGCAGATGCTGCCGGTGGTCGGGGTCGATCCGGTCGTGTGGTAACGGGCGCCGAGGTAACGGCGACCGAGCGCGCCACCGAACGCCGTAGGCTTGAGGGCCGACGGGTTGATGCGAACATAGAACTGGCTGTTCGCCGTGGACAGGCCGTCCGCGAGGAGGATGCGACCGGACGATCCGACCGCGGTCGGGTTCGTGGTGAGCGCATCATCGTCAGCCACGATGACCTCCATCTCAAGCGAGGTCAGGGTGTTGTAGGCCGCGACGATGGTGAAGCACACGTACAGGTCGCCGCCTTCACCGATGTCACGAGCCTGAACCAGGTCGATGGCATTGGTGGAAACGACAGCCGTACCGGCAACGGGCCGAGCCGCCTGCCCAGTGATGGCACCAGACTGCGGGACGGTCCCGCTGATGACTGCATTGCTGCTAAAGACGTCGAAAATCATTGTGTTGTTCTCCCTTCAGGAGTTGCGTGGATCAGGAAACCTGATCTTCGGTGTTGACGATGGCATCGACGCAGCGCAGGGGGACGCCCTGGAAGGTCAGCCAGCTGTACGGGGTGCCGAACTGCGACAGACCCTCGTTGACCTTGAGGACGTACTGGCTCTTGTCGAGCGCAGCAATCGCAAGGCCGGAGTGGACGGTGCGGTTCATGTAGAACGCAGCGCGACCCATCGCCATGTTGGGGACGCGGTAGAGCGCACGGCTCATCAGCTTCATGATCGCGTTTGCGGAGCCGGAAGCCTGACTGTCCGCCTGCCCAAGCAGAGCGGTCGTGTTGATGTTGGCGATGCGGACCACGTAGCGCCAATCCTTCACGACGAGGCCGTTCTTCCACTGGTAACGAGTGGCGTAGGCCTGCATGCGGTTTGAGCCGTCATACACGGTCTGCTCGCCGAGATCCTCGTGCATGAGGCCGGCGCTGCTGCCCTTCGGGAACGGGCAGTAGACGGTGTTGTCGCCCCACACGACGAGGTAGATCGACGTGTTGGCGGTCGCCGAATAGCTGCTTCCCGTGAGAGCGTTCAGGACGTTCTGCGAGTTGTTCGAGCCGGACAGCGCAGAGTAACGCGGCGCCAGGCCGAGGAACTGCTTCGGGTCGGTCGAGGGGTTGCCGTAGAACAGCGTGGTCGCCATCGTCTTGTTCATGGCTTCAAGGAAGGCCACGTCTTCGGACAGGCGGAACTGCGCCGTGTTGCCGTTGAGCATGGCGAGATCCTTGTCAACCTCGCTGCGGGCTTCGAGGATGCCGCAAGCCTCATCGACCTGTGCGGTCGTGGACTTGCTGTTCGGGATGCCCTGGTTGAGGGCGCGCCAGTAGACGGTGGGAAGGCCCGTGCGGATCACCACGCGCTCGCCGGTGGGCAGGTTGCCCTCCTTGAACACGCAGTCCTCGAGGACTTCGTTGGTCTGGGACAGGAGTTCCGCGATGACCGGGATGCGGCCCTCGGGATCGATGCGCTTGGCCCACTCGGCCAGCGACAGGTTGTTGGTTGAAAGTGCTGCCATTTGATTGGCTCCTTGTGTTGGTTAGGACTGACTTGAGTACAGAGCATCGGCGAAGTCATTGAACGAGCGCGGGCCGGCGGGCTTCGCCGCACCCTTCGTTCCAGTGACCATCCGATCCTCACTGATTGCCTTGCCTGCGCGGAACATGAACCGGATCACCTCCGGGTGGTTCCCCAGGCCAGACTCGTTGAGCAGAGAGCGGAGTTCGGTCGTGCCGAACGCATCGAGCGCCTTCTTCGCGACGGAAAGGTTCTCCGGCAGCTTCTCGCCGCCGAACTCCTTGTCACCCTTCGATGACTCGGCCCATCCCGTGCGAACCGCCTCGATCTGTGCCATCTGACGCTCGGCCATCTTGGGTGCCATGGCGTCGAGGACACGCTGCGCGGCCTCCTGCGACAGGTTGAGTTCGCGTGCGACCTCGGAGTACGTGGTCAAGACCTCGGCATCGAACTGCTTGCCTTCGGGAACCTTGAACTCGTACTTCTCCGGCGCTGCCTTCACCTCGGCCTTGGCCTCGGGTTCGGCTGCCGGCTGGTCGCCCGCGACGGTTTCCGCAGCGGCCGCCTTGGCGGCTTGCGGCTCCTGGGTCGCAGTCGGCTTCTGCCCGTCCCCGTAGAGCTTCTCGGCCGTCGCCGAGGTGCTTGCAGGGGCCGAAGATGACGGGGCGGCATTAGTGGTCGTTGCTGCCGCTTCCACCATCGATGGTTCTGTCATTCGTGTTCTCCTTCATCATCACTGGATACAGCTCGGGACACTGGGCGTGGACGATTGCGAGCATCCGAAGCCCGTAGTTCCTGTTCCCCTCGGCGAAGGCCATTGCCATCGCGTTGGTGTTGAACGACGAGCGGAAGATGCCGGCAGCGTCGAGGAGCCGCCAGATGACCCTGCGGCCCCTCTTGTTGCCCATGAGCCACTTGACGTCGCCCTCCTCGTTGTCGCGGTCCAGTCGTTCGCGGAGGTCGCGCTGCGCCTTCGCCTTCTCCTGGCCCCGCAGGTCGAGCGGGTCATAGTTGCTCACGATGCCATCCTACCAAATGCGATGTTTCGCATTGCGAAGATCAGCCGCCGTACAGCATC